CACCAAAATCTAAAACCACTACTAGTCTATTTGCTGTACTATCAACTGTATCAGAATTGTATATTGCTGCATAAGCTGCAGTAAAAGTTGCACTTGACCAAGTTACATTTGCAAAGTCAACTGAAGCAACCGCAGTACCTGAAGCCACTCCATTATTAGTTAAAGTTTTAACCGCATAGTTAGAACCTCCACCTGAGCTTACTTCGTCAGTAGCTGAATATACCGTGCTTGCTGTTGTGTATGGAAAAGATCCACTTCCAACATACAGAGACAGTTTAAAAGTGTTTCCTCCTGAATTCTGAAAATCGTGTTGTCCAGAAAAGAGTGCACCTCTAAAACTAAAAGGTATTATATTTGCCATGTTTGTTTATCTCCTTAATTATTAATAACTTGATGGTGATTCTGATTTTAAAGGAATACGAATAACACCATCATTGTATTCGTTTCTGCGTCTACGACCTTCTTGTTCAACCGCATACGTTTCAAGTGCTTCTTTATATTGCCCTTGGTACAGTTGTATCATATCTGTCGGACCTTTCAAGTACCCATATGCATTTACTAAAGAAGCGTATAAAAGTAAGTCTTGGTATTTGTTTGATAAATAAGTACCAGTTCCACTAACTGTAGCGTCAGTTAAACTAGTAGGTTCCTTATTGTAAGCAAGAGTAATACTATAAGTAGCATTAGGTGTAGGTGCTACTACCCAAAAATTTTCATCCCAATTACCATAATATTTAGGTATACTTGAAGATTGCGTATTTGGAGTTTTATAATATTCAGCCATAAAACTTGGGTCTCTTTGATTTAAAAAAACTTGATTTCCAGAAGAATCTGTAAGTTGTACATACCTAATGTTTCTGAGATCTGCTGGAATAGTTACATATCTATTTCCTATAATTAAATTAGATGTTGCATAAAAACGTTCTAGATCTGCATCAACAGATCTAAAAATTCTATTTTCTGCGTTTTGGATAAATTTATTTAAAACACTAGATGTAAAAACATTATCACCAACTTCAGTGTATCCTTTTATGTCGTCTTGTAAATTTGTTAAAGTGTAAGCCATATTACTGAGGTCCTATTGTTTTTAATGTTACTGGTCCTGAGGATGTATTATAACCTCCTCCGCTAATTTGTCCAGTAGTTGCTGTATCAGATCCTCCTTGATCTGAAGTATCTGTATTGTAGTTATTTAAAGGATCTTGAAGACATCTAATTGTAGCCCCTGCAGTATGTGTTGTAGCTGTAGAAGAAAAAGAACCTCTTACAACACCTGTTAATTCATTGTCGGCTATTTCAGTTACATTTATAGTTCCACCCATTCCAGAATGAATATTACATTTATAATACAAAGTTGCTGGAGCCGAACTGTCTACAGTGATTCTTGTGTAAGCACCACTTGTTCCTGGAGTACCTACAATCGTAACATTAGTTGTATACTCAGTGCCATCAAGACTAGTTGCTAATCTTAAAGGATGTCCAGAATTACTAGAATCAGATTGACTAAAAGTATATGTTCCTGTTTTTGTAAAACTTAAAGTATCTTGTTGAACATTATCAATAAAATATTTATTTCCAGAACCAGTGCTTTCAACTCTAACTGCATAAGTTCTTTCTATATTTGAAGGTGCACCAAATCCTGTGTAAGCTATTAGTTCTGCTGCAATAATAACTGCGTTCATAGGAGTTCCTCCTGAAAAAAAATCAACGCTACCTGGAGTTCTTGGACTATTTATTTCAAACCCAGTTAAACTGGTTAAAATAATACCTGTAGTTTGAGTTGCATCAATGTTTGATACTAACGTAGTTGTAGTATTTGTAAAAATTCCTGGAGTAATTTTGTGTCCTGAAGCATCACAAATTTGAGCTCCACTAAGTCCATCAATTGCAGCTATGTTATTAAACACACCTGCTATTCCTGGTGGTCCTCTAAATCTTACATAACTAGAATGTTGTCTACCATGATTTTCTTCAAAAACATTTACAACAGCACTACCAGTAGCAAAACTTTTAATTGGATTAAAACTTAAAAACCTTAACGCATTTGATGGTGGTTGTTGTGGACGAGTGGTAGGTAAAGCAGTTGGGTCAGCGTGACTTGGTTTAGGATCTAGTTGTGGTTGTTTAGATTCAAATTCAGAAAAATGTACAAACAATCCATTCCATTGTGTAACCATTTCATTCCATGGAAATGCTTGGCCACTGATATCAGATATTGCTAGTGAATATTTTCCTTGTGCAAATCGAGCCATTATTAAATACTAGGATAGTACGACTTAGGTGTAATATAAGTACTATTACTCGAACCATCCGCTGCCTCCGCTCTTAATAATTCATCTTCGTATAAAAGTTTTAAATTTTGAGTTCTCTCTGGAGAATATTTTAAACTTAAGTAATAAGCTAATCCTGCACACATACATGGAATATAAAAATAAGGAACATCTGCTGCATTAGTGTAAGAACCTGCATCTTCTATTCTACTCATGTAATAAAATTGAATTCTGTCACCAGCTTGACTAGCACTTGGTGTTGTGTATAGAGTTATTGTAACTCTATCTATAAATCTTTGAACCCAATATTGTGAAGGTTGCCCTTGCGCTAATTTATTAGATAATGCTGAGTAAGTAGATCTTGATATTTTAGTTAAAGGACTATCAGATTGACTTGTTGTACCTGCACTACTTCTATAAGAAGCTTCAAAAATATCATCCGTGCCATACAAAGCTGCACCCGCACTATTTAATAAAGTTGAAGTACCATCCCCGCTAGATCGGTAACCAATGTATTCATTAGTTCCTGCAACTAGTGTCAAGTATCCATCAGCTATTTCCCAAAGGTGTATACCTCTGTTAGCCCATTCTTGAAAAAGAATATTTAATGATCTTCTAGCAGTTTTTAACTGGTAACCAGCAACCCCTCTTATACCAATTCTTTCGTAAGCTTCTTCAATAATATCATCTATTGCAAAAGTTTTACCAAAGGTCGATGTACCAGAAGTAGTGTTAGCCATGTTACGCTCCTGTGATAGTTAATGTAACGCTTCCGTCAGTTCCTGTTGTTTGTGATAATGTTGCACAAACTCCATCTTTAAACAAAATTCCAGAACCTGGAACGTACACTGCTAATCCTTCAGTATCGTATTTAAATGTCGCTTTTAAATTACCTGCTGCAGCCCCACCTGTTGTAGCTGAGTCATGTAAAAGTAAAACAGAACCTGCTTCACCTCTACCTTGAATAGAAGTAACTCTAGCTCTACCAGCTCTCAACAAAGTTATAGTACCAGTATCTTTTTGTAAGGTTGTTTGATCGCTTGAAAATGATCCTCCGCCTGCCATAATTTTTCTCCTTAAATTTATGTGTGGGCCTAAGCCCACACTAATTAATTATTATAAATCTACTGCGTCTTGAACAGAATTATTTTGTATGTACATAACAGTAACTGTTGCTGCACCAGTTGTACCATCTCCATTAGCGCCTGTAAAATCAGCAAGAACTTGTATGTCAGTTGTACCAACATTAGTTGCTTCTGTATCTAAAGTACCGTGAGTAGTTGCTAAAGCTTTAACATTAGCTGTAGCTATAAATGCATCTGCATCTGCTACTGTTCCCACTGAAATAGTTGCTGCACCACCATCATTATTCACTGTAGTTACGTTAAGAATAACGTCTACTATTTGTGAATTTGCTGGAACTACTGCGCAAACTTGATTTAAATGTGAAGCACCAATAATATCAACTTTTACTGATTGAGACATTACAACTTGTCCAACATTAGCAATGTTAGATCCAAGTGTTGTACCTGTTGTGTTTGAAATCGTTCCCGCTCTTACCGGTCCCGAAAATGTAGTATTTGCCATTTTATATTCCTCCTAGAATATCTGAATACTGTCCCTAGGGTTGTCGACTATATGCGTCAGCATTCATTATTGTTAAATATATAGTGTGTTTTTTATATACTACTTTTTAATAGAGTGCAAGAGAGCCTGTAATGTGGAGTGAATTTTCCAACGATGTAGCTTTTTTATTAAGTAGCCCTTC